GTAGGATAACTCTGTTAAGAGTTGCGACATTACCGGCGGATGTTGTTCCTGCAACAGCTGTCTCAGACAAATACCTACGGGTATTTTCTAAGGTTGTAGCCATAACACCTTTTTTGTTGCCATCGAGGCCTTCCAAAAGTGCAGTTTTCGTATCCTGCCAGCGACTTTCTAGTAGTTCTGACATAATTATCTCCTTAATTTAAACCAGCTAAACGTTTGATATTAATAACATTGTCATTAGTATCTACGTCAGCTTGCTGTGAACTAGTTTGTGTTTCTCTGTTGCCTGTGATTTCTTTGCCTTCTGTAAGTGTTTTTGCCTTCTTGGCTGGAGTATTACCGTCGATAACCGCTGGTAGGTACTTGTCAAACTGGGTTTTTAAACGCCCTGTCTGAGTTGATTCCAGTAAATCAATCATAATTTCACGCTGATCTTTTGCCAAAGGCTGGATCAAATCGCTAATTAAGTCTTTTCTTTTTGCTGATTCAACAATACGCTTCTTTTCAGTAGCTGTTGATTCTGCAATTTCTTTTGCTTTCTTTGCAAATGCTTTTGCTTCGTCAAGTTGCTTATTTTTCAAGTCTACAACTTTTAAAAGTTTAGCAGTTTCTGAATTTTCATTTAGGTAACTAGTACCATATTCAGATGCAAAGCTTTCAAAGATTTTACGACCAAAGTCGTTTTTACGTGCAGTGTCAATATCTTCTTTAAGTGCAGTAATTTCGCTTTTAAGGGCTTTACTAACTGTTTCGGATATTGCATTTGCACTTCTTTCGATAAAGTCTTTTTTGACTTTAGCAAAGTGTGTCTTAGCTTCTCTTACAAGGCGTACCTTGGTTTCTGCTAAGTCTTGCTTGTCTTCTTGGAACTCGGATATCTCACCTGCTAAGGACTCTACAACAAATTCTTCTAGCTTGGCATAGTTTTCAGCCATTGCTTTTTTATCTGTATGTAGATCTTTGATTTCAGTTGCTAATTGCTCAGCAACAAAACCCTTGAGTAAGTTTGCGTTCTCGCGTTGTGCAACAGCATATTTTGCTTTTGCCTCTGCAAGTTGTTTACGATCTTCTGCAAACTCTGCAATCTCTGCTTGAAGACGCTCTGAAAGCATGTTATCGATAGCTTCGACCATAGTCTCTTTATCGTGCTCATACTTTGTTGCAAATTCTTCACGTAACTCAGCAGTTGCCTGCATTTTGTTTTCTTGAATCTTTGCATTCCATGCTTCTTCAATCTCAGCCTTAACCTCGGATGATACCACGTCATTTTCAAAAAGTGTTTTTAGTGCATCTATCATACCATTGTCTCCTAGTTTATTGGAGTTTACTGATCAAGTTGATCAGTGATTCCTTAAGATACTTTTGTGCCTTCTTATCGTGCTTAGTTGCCTGTGCGAATTCATATGCCTTCATCCCACCTCGTGCATTCATTAAATGCTCGTATATTGGTGTGGGATATGCACCAGGGGCGCTGGGCTGAGCCACAACGTCCACAGTGATAATTTCAAAGTCGGAAACTTCGCCGCTTCCGTCTTCCATTACGTTACCAGAGCCCCTACTGGAAACACCTAGTTTAACTCCGCTTTCAAGCATTGTTTTAACTAAGTTTCCCATAGGAGTTGGTAATATTTTCAATTTTCCATAACCGTTATCACCTTCCATCCATGTTTCAGATATCATGTGTGATACTCGATCAAGGTTAATGTTAAGTCCTTCTGGATGATCTACTTCACCGAGAACTGAATATCCTCCAGTAATTTGATCGTTGAGAGTTTTGACAGCCCTGCCTATTTCGGATACAGGATACACTCGCTGATTAGCATTTCGAATGCCACCTTGAATAACAATTCCCTTCATATAAAGATCTTTGCCTTCGTTAGCAGATTCTACTACTATCTTTGCCTGGTCAAATGTCAAGTTCTCTCGTAAGTGATTCATCTAGTTTTCCTTAACCTAGCTGCCGATCATTGATTTTTTATCAGCTGCTGCTTCTGGCTTGCCTTTTTTCTCTGCACCATGTCCTGGTTGTGCTTTTAATGACTTAGAAGCCTTTCCACCTGGTACATT